GTGCTAATCTGACCATTGGAATTTTTAAGTCCTTCTAGACGGCCTCGAGGATCTTCAAAGTAGTCTGTACCCATATCTTTTTGTAGTGATATTTGCACAGCATCTTTAATCATCTTCTCAACTGGTCCGTATTCACCTTTTTCCAGTAAATCTGCCGATTTTAGAATCGCTCGTTCTAGGCCTTTATGTCTGGAAAACTGTTCGAATTCGTTCATTAACCATTCATAATTTTCTGCAGGAAGTGCTGCAGGGTTTAATTCCATTCCGCAGCTTGCATTAACAATCTGTGCTTCTGGCATAACCTTGTATTGGTCGACATATGTCTTAATAAACCCTGCAGTTTCTTGGAGTTTTCTATCAAAATTTTCTGGATCAAAAATGTTAGCACAGCGAATAAATGTAATAGCATCGCTCATAAACATTTCTAGATACAATTTTTGTATTTCATAACTATAATTAGGTGTTGCGTTGTTGTTCTTCTGCATATTTTTCTATTCTTTTCCTCATCATAGTCAGTTTTATTTCACCATGTTCTCGATATTTTAATATAGTGAAAAGCGTATATACTCTGCCAAATTTACGCACAGCATCCGCAACGTCCTTAACGTCATCTCCCCAATCGGGCAAACTCGCAGACCATCCTTGAGCTATTGCTGTGTTCAACATCTTAGATCCGGGTAAATCTCGATCTGGAACAAGGATCACTTCTTTGCCTAACGAATTTATCCTCATTAGCTGAGTCTCATTAATTTCATTGCTCATAACAGCAACGCCGTCTACTGTGATTGCATCGATCGGTCCTTCGACAACAATTACATAACGTCGGTTATAATTTTGTTCATCTAAATTGAACACATAACTAGGCTGTGCTGACGTTAGGTATTTAGGTTTACCCTCAGTTATTTTACGAGCAGTCCAACCTACTATTTTCTTTTCATGATAATACGGTATGATTAACCGATCTTGATATCCAGGTGCATCAGTCCACATCCACTTATACCAATCGAGTTGCATTCCTCTATCTAAAACATAGGCGATTGTAGCAAGTAAATTTTCATCTTCGCAGCCCTCGTGTACCCATTCGGCAAAAGTCTTGCTATTTTGAGGCAAATCCTTAGGTTTTAGGACAAAATCTAGGGTCTTTTCTGCTGGTTTGAGGTCGTTTTTGACCCGAATTACCTCCAAAGAAAGTTTCTGTACCTCACTATCAGGAACTCCTAACCATAACATTAAACTACGTGTGTTATTAGTTAATACGTGACCAGGAGTCCAGCCTGCTTTAAAGTTGCAATTAAAACAATGAAATGTAAATCCGTCGCCTTTGAAGATAACACCACCGCGTTTTTTAGTATCACGAGTTTCGCCACGATGGATACAGCAGGGGGCATCGAAGCTTTCCCAGCCAGTAGGTGTCATCTTACGATCACTCGGCAAGACGGCCTGTAAAGTAGCCACTATTAGGTTCATTCTACTATTTTAGCTGAAATATGAGAACATGTCAATAAATCCATTTGGAAATTTGTTCATTTCTGAACCAATAGGATTTCCAGTTGGATAATAGTTAACACCGAACGCATCGTTAAATGGTTTTACTGAGAATCGAACTGCGGTTACTACAGTGTTCCATGAAAGCTGAATTGTTGCTTGTGTAGGAGTTGCTGATACGTAATTAGTAATAGTAAATGCCTCGGCATTGGCTTGGCCTGCCGGACTCGGATTGTTATCTAGCGTCCCTTGTACAGTAATCGTACCGGCAAAGTTATTCAAATTAATTGAAACACATTGAGTTGAGCTAGTAGTCATTGCACTCGGATATGGGCGCAACCAGCCTGTGAAGAAAATATAACCCAAATTGTTAATATCATAGTCGTATTCTTTGCCTGCTTCGAGTTGAGCTCGATTAACAGTTTGTACTGGGAATCCGATCGGATAGCCGTCTTCTTGAATTTCAATATCTCCTGCAATTCCGTAGTAGGTATTTGCATAAGCAGGAGTAAAAGTGCCGTCATTATTTGCTTGTTTGACTACAATTTTATAACTAGCAGCAGTTAAATTAATAGTATCTTGTGGATCTAATTCTAATTTTGCTACGCCTCTTAGTGCAAGGGTATTAAATGTTACTGAAGTTGCAGTAGTTATGAGATAATTTGTCGGTTTACTCAAAGTTACAGTGTTGGTTGTTACGCCAACTACTGTAGAATTAATAGGAATGCCGAAGCCAGATGCAGATTGACCAACAGTAATTTTACTAGTATCGGCAAAATTAAGCAATGTGTTAGTCGAGGTTTGCGCTTGAGAAACAGCGAAAGTTACAGTGTCATCTATAATAGTTAACGGTTTAGTAAGAACAAGTTGTCTGCCATAGGAATCGATTAAATCGAACCAATAATTACTAGAGGTCGATAATGATACAGGTTTTTGATCGGAGTTTTTAAATTGGATTTGAATATAATCCTTAAATCCTTTTTGGATTTTTAGCTTTCTCTGGTACATAATCTGATTGATTCCCCTGTTTTGGTCCAGATCCAATATTACGTCGAATTGATTTGAATATAAATAGACTGGTAACTTGTTCATAGCATTATATTTATTGAAAAATGAAACATAACAAAACAGAAGAATTCCAACAGAATTTCCCCTTTATTACCTGCATTCAGTGTGGCGATGAAGAATATGTCGGCATCATTATTAACAATGATATGCAAGTAACTAGCATCTATGATTATTCATTGCTTAAATCAGATGATGATAAGCAACGATTCTTAGAATTAGGCGAAGTATGGTGGTGGGAGTCGAATCGTAAGATTCCTATTAATATATTTTTAAAGCTAGATATGACCCCATACCGTCCTATCATTAAGACATTTAATAGTAAAGATGTAAACATCATATTCGGACCTACAGTTAATCTAAGCGAAATAGCTGAGAAACGAATTAAAAGAAAATCTATTCAACTCGTTCGTAACCCTAACAAGAAGATTCGCTAAATTTCTGACAGAGTAAGTTCATGTGAACTACTACTACCATTGCGTAGCTGATTGCATGAGATCGCTTGAAGTAATAGCTTCCGTCGACGGGTTTTGTCCAAACCTCACTCATAATTGTCGACCAATCTTTTCCAATCAAATGCCTCTTAGCCGGACGAATCATCGCTAGCACAGCAGCTAATTGTTCTACAGAGGTAGGGCAAGTCTTTTTCAAAATATCTCCGTGTCCGTTTAGGTGAAATAGTAGATTTACGAAATCATCCTGTTTTAACAAATCCCATAATGGTTCTTGCTCCATTAGTTTTTGTAAGTGTGCTTCGTTTTGAATATCTTTATATACATTGACATTTAGAAAGTCGATCTTAAAATATCCACGCTCTTCTGCTTCATTATACTCGATTGCAGATAAACCTGTGAGAGGATTAACTGGAATTTCATGACAATATACACCTGTATTATGCTTCTTGTTACCGTTAATCATTGCCGGAATATGTGGTATAATTGATAGCACTTCGTCTCTGTTAGCAAAATCTAAATCAACGTCTGGCATTATTTTCGCCTGATTTTGCGAGCTTATGCAGCATCATATATTGATCGTAGGCTTTTTGCACTGTAGGATATTTCTCTCTTATCGCTTTATCTGCGTTTTGCCGTTCAATATAATGATTGAAAACATCCATACTACCTGTGTATTTCATACTCTCTTCTACCCGTTCATAGAAGTCTACCAATGCTTCTAATGCACTTTCGGGAATTTGAATAGTATGTAGAATTTCAGTTTCGTAGTGAGTTGGCATATTGTTGATATCATCATATCGATAATAAGTGATATGTTTCGGATAGGAAGGTGTCCTGCGGTTAGAATCGACAATGGTCATTCGCCATCTAGATAAAAATTCTCTGGCTTTATTAAGTGTAGTCATGCTATTCCGGTCTCTTTGCATATTTCTTTAACTAACGCAACATCTGCTGGCGTTTCTCTAAAACGCTTTACCCAATGCGGCATGTCTAATGCTGGAGCTATCATATCTAGTTGATCGTCACTAAACTTACTCAACATTTCCTTGCCACTGCGGCAATTTAACATTACCCAACAACTGATTTTTCCATTTTTGATATCATGTACTGCACGATTTAAATTAACATAGTTAAAATAATGTGTATAATTTGCAGAGTTAACTTCTCCCCATTCGATCATTGTAGCAATAGTACGCTGTACCGCAGCTTCTACAGGTTCTACTTTAAGCATATCATAAAGATATTTTTCATAAAGTTCGTCTCTGCACCAATGATCTAACTTTACTCCGCTTTTAATAACATAATCAATAAACTTATCGGGATAAAGAGGATTAACATTATTGACAAAGCTACCAAACTTGACGAAAGCATTATAATAGCTAGTTTTGCAAAATTCTTCATAACTTTTTTTCTTCTTTGCATTTTGTGTAAGTTGGAAAAATCTATTGAATGCCATATAACCAGCCTGGACACGCTTCTCATCTTTTTGAAGAGCACGACGCTTCTGCTCACAGAGGTGGGATATGAGTGTGCGCTCTTTCATAAAACTCTTGCCGCAATGCACACAGTTAAATGGTTGTGCCTCTAAATTGATCACGGTTTAGAATTCTCATAGTTTTTAACCATGCGATATAACGGGTCTTGTTCAATAATTAACAACCGTTCGGGGAATCTAATATGAACTTTACTATCATCGAGATAAATTTTTCCATCTTCGATTCTTGTCACAGTACAGATTGCGAGGTCTGTGCTACTACGACCAACTGATATTGCGCGAGCAACTTTACATCCTAAGTTGAATGCAAATCCTAGTTTATCCTTCATTATTCATATTCCTTGCGCTGCTTTTTATCAAAGCCCATTTTGTCAAATAATTCATTTTTATCAGTTTTGGTCATCATACTGGCCATTAACTTGATATCTTCGAGTTTCATTGCTGGATAAATTTCTGCCAACAGCTTTTCAATCTTAACTGCTTTTTCCTTAGTTCCAGCTTTAAGATACGGATGATATACTTTAATTCCGCCGCCGCAACTTGCAAAAAGTTTCCACAATAGTGCTTTATGATTCTTGCTTAATATCCAATGATCTTTATTAACTAGCTCATTAGTCATCTCTAGGAACCATTCCTGCAACTCTTGATCGCCCTCTACATTACTGACATATCGCATTAAAATATAGGGACTGAATGATTTCTTCTCTTCGTCGGTGAGTTTATCATAGAAATTATAATTCCTAAGATCGACCCCCGCTAATTCTCGTTTGATATCTAATGCCATATTCAGTTCCTATTATACTAATTTTATGTTAGATTTACAATCTGTGATTTGACCAAATTGATTTCGTCATTGATTGCAAGACGCTTTTTCTTAAGATGTGTAATATCTGTATCTTCGAAATGCCCGTTTGATTCCATTAAATCAATCTGTCGATCTAACACGGCATGCTTTTCTTGTAGGTGATTAATATGATGATTGAGTTTTTCTTTAGTAAGCATTAGTTTACCTTTCTTTTACCAGCAACGGGTATAGTGTACCAGCTCACACTGGCGACTAACTTCTTTAACAAAATATGCACAGATTGGATTTTCTCCGCCGTGCAATGGGGCACATAAAAGTTGTCCTGGTTTCATTTTAGGAAAATACCATTTAACATCTTGATAGACATTAATGATATCAATGTCATAGAATTCTGGTCTAAATGAGCTTAACGGATTAAATGTAAAAGTCTTAAATCCGCGATCGTTTAAACTAGTCAATGGTAACACTTCTAATTCCGGACCTGCCGGGTCGCCTACAATAGTACACCAATCTAGAGGCATAGTGATTTCATGTTTGCCTATTCTTAGTACCACTGCCGGGCCTGTAAATGATTCTAAAAATATCAGCGGCAAAAAGAAATAATCTGGATTTTGATTATCGCTATTGTCGAGCACCGCAAATCTAAGATCGTCATCTACAATATCTGGTAAATCATTTAGGAAAAACGTTTTGTTTTCTAATGTAAGGATTTGAATGTTAATTCTCCATAAATAATATATAAATTGCAACCATCCATTGTACGGAGATTATTAAGTGTTTCTGCAAAATAAATATTCTAGTGTATATAATAGCATAATCGAACGAGCTAAGTCAAGAACATTATCTCCTGGTACTTATACAGAAAAGCATCATATTATTCCAAAAAGCCTATGAGTCAAGAAACCCGAAAAAAACTATCAGAATCTCGAAAAGAAAAGTATTCTAAATTATCTAGCTAAGGTACTATATTTTAACTTTCTCGATTGTAAATTGGTATTTTGCTTCTTTATAATACCGTTTTCTTTCTGTTAGATGCTTCTTAGCATATTTCGTATTCGCAGTAAAATCGTAGATCTCGACATGATCTTTATCATTAGCTTTACGCAGGCCTCGGCCGATACTTTGGATAACTCTTACAAACGATTTTCCTGGTTCAACTAACACAAGATTAAAAATTCTAGGAATATTGATTCCTACCGCAGCTACACCGTACGTTGCAATCGTGATTTTATTATCAGATGATGCAACTTCTGCGTATGCTTCTTTTCGATCTTTTGATTTAACTGCGCCGGATATAAACTTAACATCTGGATCTTCTTTTAGAATAGAAAATAGATTACTCAATTCGAGTTGAAGCTTTTTGCCACATTCGATTCGGTCAACTAATACCAATGTATTTCCCGAAACAGATACTTCCTTAATAAACTTCGATAGCCATTCTATTCTTTCTTTGTCTGTAACTAAGTATTTTAATTCTTCAGGATATGAAGAAAACTCTCTAAATTCCTGTGTTTGAATAATGTTTACATGACAATTGCTAAGAATTCCTTTTTCTTGTAGCTCATGTGCGTTAACTTGACCTACAACATCTCCTAGGCTGCACTTGATGCTTTCGAATTCTAGCTCATCTTTGGGAATAGTTCCTGTGAGCCCCCATCTAATCGGAGCATTTCGTAAATTCTGAGTAAGAAGATTTTTTAATACTTCTGCTTTGGCTTGGTGGACTTCGTCAACAATAACGGTATTGACATTTTCTAGAAACTCAGCAAGAGAAATAATATCATGTTCGTGATTCTTACTCTTCTTGTCTAATATGTTAAGACTCTGCCAAGTGCATATAGTATGAGTTTTATCTAAATCTTTGCGATCACCGTAGTATACGCCTACATCTAATCCTACATTAACAAAGTCTTCTTCAGTTTGCTCAA